GGATCGTTGATGGCGCTTTGCACATCACCGTACAAATCGAGGTAGGCTTGCTCATCGAAATTTTGGGTCAAAAAGTCCCTATCAAATACATCCATACTCATTTCAATTAACCTTATACGGTTGTTGTGCTAGGTGGTGGGGGGAGTGTAGGCAATGGTATGCCAGAAGCGGATATGGTCGGTCTAGGAGCGTTAATAGTGCCGTTTCTAACGCTGGTTCCCTGTATCCGTGGGCCTTGGGCAAATCGTGCAAGCGTGTTGAGACTTTGGTTCATGGCTGGCTGAAATGAACCTACATTTGCTCTTGTCATATCGAAGCCCTGCAACTGATCAGGGGTAAAGCTTGCTATTCTTGGCAAATCGTATTGAGGAAACGGCCTCTCCATAATTGCCGGAGCGTAATCCAGTATGCTGTCAACAAGGCTTTGCAACCTTGGGTCTAGTTTAACTGTTGAACTTGATGTTTGTGAACCGCCAGACATTTTAGAATAACTCCTTTACAAATCGTTTGCTCACTGTTTCAGTGCCTTTTAAATATTTCTCAAACGCTCTTGGCGAATGACAGGTAATACGTTGCGCTTTAATTGATCTGGCTAATTGTTCCAGCCATTCAACATGATTTGCCAATGACGCTGGTCTTTTAAAACACGCCAGCCAGACGTGTAATTCCATCTCACCGAAGTTGTTTACTGGACGTAAAAACAAAGCACCCTGTATGGTCGCGCCTTCGCCAACTACATAACAAAACGTATCGTTAATCATGCACTGGTGGTAAACGTCCTCTACTAAAAATGGGTCAGTGCATTTGCTTTTATTTCGCGCCTGCTCAATCATGTAGCGCAACTGAGGCCATGCCGTCCTCAGTGCGTCACCCTCTAATCTTAGCATTTACGCTCTTCCATTAAGCAGGGTCATCCATCATGTTGAATCCCCAAGGCCCCCATCACTTTCGTTGTCACCGGGGGCGTTGTCACTACCGCCAGCTTCCTCTCCGCCATCGGAACCGCCACTTTCGTCAATTATTTGCGCTAGGAAATTCTGCATTGCACGTTCTTTAGTTATTACATTCCCGTCTAAGTCGAGTTTGCCAATGTTGTTAAAAATACCGTACTGGTTTGGTTTAGCACTGAAACTGCCGTCATCCTCTAATTTGAGAAAACTGCCTACCGTAGCTGGTGTTAAATGACCCGGGTTGTAAGTAGGGCCAGCCAGTTTACCTGCTATTGCGTAAGCGTCCATTGCATCAAAAATTCCTATTGGCTTGCCTGCTTGCACGGCTTGCGTTACTGGTGGCAAAAAAGCACCGCTTGTTGGGACTCCATCCGTTGCTCCTGTCGGGCCAGTATGAAAAGCCGTTTGACCATACCATAACGGATTATAGCCAGCCCCAGCCTGTGGCACGAACACCGCCTCGCCAGCGTTTGTTACACCTATAGGCTGGCCCTGATCGTCAAGCCAAAAAGGTTGTCTGCCAGATGCTGGGTTCGCGGTTGGAACCCCACTAGTGTTATAGCCCGGTAAACTGTGTATAGGGGGCAGTGTAAAAGCCATTACTCTCTCCGTCCAGCGGTTGCGTTTATATCAAATCTCATTTTTCCAAGTCTCCAAGTGTTAGGTGCGCCAGTGCGACTAAATTTCCATCCAAGCTGTCTGCCCTGCACACGAACATCCACACGCTCTGTACTAGGGCCAATCGTAAAAGGCCCATTATTAACAGCAGTTGAATTGGGCTTGTCTCGTGTGATTAATGTTAAATCGCCACCAGCAGACAGTGATTGAAAGTCTGGCACAACACCTGACACGTCCATCATTACCTCGCCTTCGCCACCCCCTACATTTAAATCTACTGGCGATGCCTCTACAAATGCCGTGAACGCATCCCCCTGTGCGCTGTTACCTTTTTCGTGCAGATAAGCTTCCGCATAATTACTGTCCTCAGACCAGCTAAAAAGTATCGGATAGGCTTCACCTGTAATGCCGTAGGTTCGGTTAAAAGTTCCTGTCGCAAACACATTTTCCTGTATGCTGAATATAATGTACTTGTTGCACTCTAATCCTGACGCTGGATAGAAAAACCACGCTTCATTAAACTGCGAAATGCCAACACCGCAAATTTTCGCTTGCTGTGATCCTGTGACCACCTCATCACGCATAAAATCACGAACAGAGCAGGGAATTGCCTGCAAGCTCTGGTTTTGAAATTTGTAGAACTGCCAGTTTGATGACAGAAAAACTAAACCACCTGTCTGCGAGTCCTTTGCAAAAGCTCGCGGTGCTATAATCCCAACATCAGCTACTAAATCTTGGCTGTAAATAAATACTGTATCTTGCAAGTATCTTAGCTGGTGCATACTAGCGTCTGTAAAAACAACCGTGACAAATGAGCTTGGAACTATGCTGACAATATTAGAGCCAGCGCCCAATCGCAAAGACCGCGAAGTGTTCGTGGCAGAGGTTGTCCAATCTCCTGTGGCAAACCCCTGCGCTTGGGATGCCCAGATAACAAGCAACCCATCAAAACCAGAACCTGTATCGCAACCGCCAAGCACCAAAAACTGCTCTGGTGTAACCGTCATATAATTAATTTGCGTCGGTGCGTCAGTGGCTGGATTTACTACACAGCGCTGGCTTCTGTTTAACTGCCAACGGTATAAGCTACCGCCTCTTGGAACTGCCACCAAGTCCTCACCGTAGTTTTCAAGGAGCCAGATACGAGCGTCATATGATGTCAGCTGTTCGCCGCCTGCTCCAAATACGCCCATTCCATATGTGCCAGTCCCGTAACCAGCCTGTGCCGTACTGCTTTCAAGACCTGCTGGTAATTCTATAATGATCTCACCGCTGGCTCCACCGCCTGTTGCGCTGGATGATGCTGGGTCACACGCTATAGTAAAAGAGGTTGTATTTAGTACAGTCAAAACTTCAGACTGCAAAAACAGCACATAATTTATTGCACCGCCACCAACATCGCCACTAGCATTGGCTGACGTGGTTACCTCAATTAAAAACTCAGACGTGCTTGAAACATAAACAGAGTGCTGTGCGTTCAGTTGGCTGTCAGGTATTCCGTTTTGTGCGCCACTTACACCGCTGATAACGACGAAATCCCCAGTTTGCAATCCGTGGCTGGATAAGGTAATCCGAACGATTGTTGAGCCATTGGTTGTTGTTAATGGGTTGGTGGCAAACGTGCCAGTTCCACCGCCGACTGTAACACCGCCTGTTGCTGTCAATCCTGTTAAATAAACAAACGAACCGACTGTTAAATTATGCGGCGAACTAGTGGTAATTGTCGCACTTTCTTCGGTATTAACAACAGTAACAGGGTTGCTAGGCAACGAGGTTATTGGCTCTGTAGGGGTTATGTCCCATAAATTCTCACTGCGCTCGACCATTAACTTACGATGACTGCCAATGGCTAAATATTCATTTCCGCTGTTATCGCGCCATTGGTGTGCGCCACGAACCTTGCCAAGCATTGTATCGGTAAATTTTAATTCCCAACCGCCAATGACTTGTGGCTGTGCGCCAGCGCCTTGAACGGAGCGATAGCGTATTTTGTCGCTGTCGATATAGCTTCCCACCGAATATTCACTAGCATCTTTTACAGTGCCAGCTTGGGGTTGTACTGCTACCAAAGGCATTGATTACTCACCGCCCTCATCGGGTTCTGGGTCTTCCCAGTAAGTGTTAAAATGTGTGTCGGGAACACCGCTTATATAATTATTAAATGCGACAATGTTATTGTTAAACGGCACTTGTGTTAGAGGGTTTTTTGTCCCTGTTCTAAGGCGGTATTTATTTTCTGCGGTTTCGCCATCTTCTACAATAGTCTTGGCTATTGCATTTCCCTGTCCAGTGTCCTCAAACTCTGTGACAATCTCATATTCTACACCCTTGATAACTTTTTTAAGCATCGCTTTCTACTCCAAATACATAAGCAGTTCCACCGTTTCCAATTTTTACAACCGTTCCTGCGAGAAGCGTTAAAACAACGCTGTCGGGGCCGTCCCAATATTGAGTAATAGCAGCCGAAAAACCGTTGTAATGCCTAACTCCAATTCCATCTTTCTCAAGCGAAATCCAATACGACCCGTTGTTCCAAGATTCGTTTGAACACCAGCCTACAAACTTTCTTCCATCCGGCACGCTATAGAGAAGAGTATTTGAACCTGTCCCCTGAGCGACTATTTGCTTGTCTGGTGCGCTGACGGCGCCAGCATCTTGTGCGCTTGTTCGTTTGTTTTGCGTTAATGCCATTTTTTAGGTACTCCTATCCTCTTTCACACCTGTACAGCGCACACTTAATGAGGGCGCTGATTGATAATCGCGGCTTGCGATTGTTGCAGAATCAGGTTCAGCGGCTATCATAAAAAATGCTCCGTAAGAGCCATAATATTGATTGTCTTGGAAAAGACCTGAGAAAGTTGTTTCTTCAAAATTTATTTTAAAGACATTGTAATCACTAGACACGTTGCTGTAATACATAGTCAACCCATCAAACCACATTCCACCATATGAACCATTTTGCCAACTAGAATTACCTGATCCCAAATAACCAGAGTCTGTTCTGAAATTCATATTTCCTGATGATTGATTATAATAGGCGCTATTCCAATTTAACTTTGCGGCATCTGCCGCACTTGTATCTGACAACATCATTACACCGTCATTATTGGTGTTGTTATCATGGCTTTTTAAAATGCTACCACTGCCTGTAGCCGCCATATTTGATTCGGGCCACATGTACACCCAAATGTATGTAGCGTTGTGACGCTCAAACAAAGCCCACATTTTTGTACCTTCTTTATCGGTAAATGTGGTTAAGCGTGACCGCATATACTGATTAACAGAGCTTTGATTTCTCGTATAATACTGATTCCATGCAGCACCAACATTATTTCCGTAAACGTCTCGTCCGTTACCGACATAACCGCCATAATTAGTAAAAACTGTTTTAGGACAGGTAGCGCCATCGGATATTGTGTCTGGAAGTTGCGTAATTATTCCATACTGATTACCACTATAATACTGGTATATATATTTTTTACCGTCATGGTTGCTTTGGTGATAGTCTGTCGTTCTATGATCGTTTGAGGATGCGCTATAATTAGTATAGGGGCCAGTCATTCTGCCATGACACTTATAACCAGAGCTATGTCCTGCGGCTGTTAGGTCTGAAGCATCAGTATCATAAAAATAAATATAACCACCTGCTACCCAATAAATGTATCTAAGACCATCCCAAACGTGACCATTATAAGTGTTAAGCTGATCTAACGTTACATAATCCGTTCCGTTGTCAGCACCAACAATATAAACTGTGGATGTGCTAGAAGTACCTTTAGTGAAACGCATATACAATTTAATGCCGTTAGCATTAGTACGGATGATTGCAAACTCATCGTGAGTGTTGTAAGTGCCTCGCGTCGATCCGGGATTACTTGCAGTCACCGAAGCTTCTGTTTTTAGAGATGTATCGTCAACCCCGTTAACAGAGGGCAAGACATAATCTATGACAGGGCCAGCGTTAGTCGCTAAGGTTGTCGAATTATCAACTTGCAAAATTATATCTCTAAAATTGATACTTTGTGCAGTTGGCCTAATAGATAATGTTGAACTAGCGTCCAAGATTGCAGACCCGCTTAACGAATCAACTAATGATCCAAATTGACCTATTTTTGAAAATCTACCCGCAGAAAAATCAGTGGTTTTACCCGCAGTTACACTGCCAGTTACAGGAAATGTATCGCTCCCCTGGTTTGTCTCAATGTCTTTGATGACATAAGCTGTAGTGGCATCTGTCGTAAAATCGTGCCTTGTGCCAGCCTCTATTTCTGCAGTTGTAAACTTCTTAAAAAATAATTCTTCAATACGATCTGCCATTTTTTAGTTCCTCTCGTTAGGCAAATTTCATTTGTGTAGCGATACCGCCGCCGCCACTGGACTGGTTGACCCAAGTTGGTGCTGAGGTTCCGTTGGAAGACAGTACCTGACCAGCCACGCCAACCGCTAACATTGCTGTCGTATTCGCGCCTGTCTGATAGGGGATTGTGCCAGCACTTCCCCCTGTGATCATCAGATGCGTTGGCTGATTTGATAAATCGGAGTAATCGCCTGTGTTTGCTACAGTCGCTAATCCCAAGTTAGTCCGTGCCGTTGTAGCGTTAGCAACATCGGATAAATTGTTAGATACCGTAAGAAAGTTTGAGGCTGTAACAGCAACCGTAGCCCAAGCATTATTGGCCGCGTTCCTGACTTGCATCTGGTCTAAATCTGTCCGAAACACTAAATCCCCTGCTTGCAAAGCTGTACCGTCATTGCGTTGCGTCGGAGCTGAATTTTTAGGGCCGAGATAAGTTTTAGAGTAATCGGTTATGTTGTCTGAATTAGTTGCGGCAATTGTTATTGCGTTTGTTGCCACAGTGCCGTCTTGAATATCTGCCAAAGTGGCCATATCAGTTACGTTTGAGGCCGTGCCTAAGACGTTCATGTCATTAACAATATCTGCCGTCGCAAGCGTATTCATATCATTTACCACATCAGCATGGGCAAGCGTATTCATATCGGCAACAATATCTGCCGTTGCAAGCGTATTCATATCATCAATAACATCAGCATCTGCTAACGTATTCATATCGGAAATGACATCTGCGTCTGCAAGCAAATTCATGTCATTCACAATATCAGCCGTAGCTAAAGTGTTCATGTCATCAATAACATCGGCGTCTGCTAACAAAGCCATGTCAGCAAGCACATCTGTTTCTGCTAACGCGGCCATGTCTGCCAAAACATCCGTGACCGCCAGTGCGTTCATATCTGCGACAATATCAGGCGTGGCTAACGTATTGAGATCAGAGACTATATCATCCGATGCCAGCGTGTTCATGTCGTTTATAACATCAGGCACGGCTAATGTATTCATGTCAGAAATAACATCTGCAACTGCCAGCGCGTTCATGTCACTTACCACATCGGCATGACCAAGCGTGTTCATGTCGGAAACGGCGTCGGCAGTTCCTAGCAATGTTATTTCAGAATCAAGACCGGCAACCGTTTGCAAATTGTTGTTTGCAATCTGCCCGGCAACCGCTTGAAGATTGTTGTTGGTTATTTGTGGCGCGACTGTCGCAACGTCTGCGCCTGTCGCTAGGTCGATGCCATAAAGTGTGCTTCCAGTTTGCCAGATAATCGCTGTGGTAATATTTGCAGCTACACTTACAGTTGACGATCCGTTGCTGAATGTTAATGCGTAAGTGCCACCTGTTGCGTTATGAATTACATACCATCGCTCTGTTGCTGGCAGTGTAATAGTCGGCTCAGACGCTAAACCGCCGTCTGTAAACCGCAACACCCTATTTCTTGACTGATTAGAAACATATTGCGTTGTTGAAAGCGCAACGTTGCCTGTAAGGCTTATCTCTTCTACACCCGATACAGCCTCATCTATTAAGGCCAAAGTATCTGAGTTAAGTTCTGCGCCCCACGTATCTGCGAAATCTCCAGTACCGATTAACCGTAAGGCTAGGCGTTCAGATGGTGTTGAAGCCATGTTTTACTCCTAAATTGTAAACCATTGTTGCGCTGATGGTGCAAAAAACAGTTTGCTTGCAGACGCTGATATTGTTGTTGTAAATGTGCCGTCTATTGTCTCGCCTGTCTGACAGTAAATTGTGGCGGTGTTAGCGCCGTTATTTCTGATGCACACAAAACTGCCAGCATATGCCAACGGCAATTTTGATCCTGACCCAGACGCTACTGATGTCAGCAAAACTAGTGTCGCATTAATATCTGACGCATCACTTACTGTTGACCCTGCCGTTGTTAGACTTTGCGTAGGCAGGTCACTGACATACGGCAGTCTGTCACGTTTTCTGTTTTCTAAGTCAGCAACCGCTTGTTCAATCGGCAAATAAGGCATATCACGTAACGACTACCGACACGTCTAAATCCCAACGCACCTCATCGTCGGCTTTATGCAACACCTCTATTTCGCCTTCCGCTAAACGCAACCAATACAGCTTA